CAGTAAAGAAATATCGCGAAGCAGAAGAATTACTAAGGAAAATAATGGGTGAGCCCTAAATGGATGAAGAAAAAAAATATGTGATGGATAAAGTAAACATAGAATTACAATCATTAATTGACAACGGAACTATCGACATTGACTCAATGGATGAATTAGCATTAACTTACCGCATGGCAATGATGAAATCAATTATTGAATTATGCATTGAAAAAAAGGTTTTTAGCAGGACTGAATACGCTGATAAGCTAATGAAGTGTTTAGGAGAAACTGCTGAGAGCATGAGTTTCGCAAATAAATTGAGGGAAGGACTATGAGATTAATTAAGTGGTTATCGGCAATTATTCTTATTAATTATAGTAAGTTTCCAATTAATGAGTTGCAACGTAAACGAATGAATCATTTGTTAGCAATTAAACAAACTAAAGGACGAGTTAAGTGGGATTGGAATAAAATTTTGTGCAGACAAATAATTACTTGTTATAGGTGTTGCGTAGTTGTTGAAGGGCCTGACCGTTGGTGTGATAAGTGCTGGAATTCTCACGGACAATTTCTGAAACAAAGAAGTGATGGTAGATGGGGAGAGGCATGAAGAATTTATTGTTGCCTGATGGACAAGTACCTGCCGATAACAAAAAAGAATTTGTGAAAATTGTTAATGCAGTTATTAATCAGTGGGAGTTGGAAAAACCTGTTGATGTAATGATGGCTAATCGAATGGTTGCTTCTTGGATGAAACTGCGTTATTTGGAAAGGAAACTTACTGAGTTAGGTTTATTCTTTGTTGACCGTACTGATAAGGAGGATCCTGCGAAAATAACTAATGTTCGGATGAATCAATTAGCATATTTTTGTAAGCATTTAGAGGCCGATTTCCGTGCTTATTATCGGGTTTTGTCCACTAATGCGCCTGTTATTAATAGCAGCGGCCCTAGTAATTTCATGGAATTATTAGGTAGTGTAGAAGAAGATGATGATGAGGATGATGGATCTAAGAAAAAAGTTGTTAAGAAAAAGAAGAAGTGATGCTTGTTGGGGAATTATTGGTAACCGTTATTGTAATTTGCCTGCTTATAATACTGGTTTTTGTTTGTTTCATACGCCTAAAAATTTGTTAGAATGGTTAAGAAGAAGAGGGGTCAACTTGATCCTGAAAAAATAAGGGTTGATCCTGTATATTTTATTGAACAAATTATTTATGCGGGTACTGGGAGTAAACTTACTTCTTTTCAGAAAGAATGGCTTGAAATTATTGAGGAGAAGAATCGTGTTTGTTTCATGGCTTTTCGTTCTAGTGGTAAGACGCGTCAATTATTCGTGCATTATTTTTTGTGGAAGGCAATGGTTAATCCTGCTACTCAGTACTTAATTATTTCTAAGACTTTGCCTCAGGCAATTGAGATTTTGAAGGATATTCGTATTACTGTGTTGACTTGTCCTTTGCTTAAAACGATGGTTCCTTCTAATCGTTCTCAGGCTTGGTCGCGTACTGAGATTGAGTTTGCCAATCATAGTCGTATTTTGTCTAAGGCTTATAATGAGAATGTTCGTGGCTTGCATGTTGATGGTTTGGGTTGTTTAACTAAAGAAGCGTTGGTTTTATCTGAGACTCGAGGGGCTATTTCTATTGCTGATGTTGAACTCGGAGAGAAAGTTTTGACTCATAAAAATCGTTTTCGTACAGTGCTTGATACTCAGAAAAGGAAATGGAGTGGAAAAATTTATGAGTTAACTACTTCTTTTGGTAACTCTATTCGTATTACTGGTGAGCATCCTGTGCTTACATTATCTGGTGGACAAAAATATTTTAAGCGCACTAAATCTTTGTGTGTTGGTGATTGGGTTTTTATTCCTGATAAAGGTGAGAACCCTGTTGTTGATGGTAAAGCTTTATCTGTTGATAGGGCTTACTTAATGGGTTGGTACGCGGCTGAAGGGTGTGCAGGTAATATGATTCGTTGGACTGTTCATCCTTCGGAAGTTAAGTTAGTTAGAAGTTATGTTGATTATGAGTATGGGCGTTCAGGTGTTGATTCTCACCATTCTCATTCTCACTCAGTATATTTGTGTGATAAGCGTTTGGCTGGTTTGTACCGTGAATGGTTTGGTCATGGGGCTAAAAATAAGCGTATTCCTAAATTTATTTTTCGTGCTTCAAGACAAGTGCAAGCGGCTTTTATTAAAGGTTTGTTGGATGGTGATGGTCATAAGGGAGTTCTTTACTCTTCTTCTTTACGTTTAATTGAAGATTTTGAGCGTTTGTGTTCTTTGATAGGGTTGTTTTGTAAACGTTATAAAACCAAATCTAACGCTAATTCTACTTTTGGTGGTGGACTGATTTATTGTTCACGAATTAATTCTTCTTCTCTTAAGATGTTAATGGAGATTAATTATTCTGTTAAGAAAAGTAGGTTTTTTATGGACTCGTATAAAGAATTTGCGTGTTTGTCGTTCTAACTCTTTTGTTTATAATTTGGAGGTTGAGGAGGATAATTCTTATACTGCTAATCTGTTGTGTGTGCATAATTGTGATGAAATGGGTGAGTATCAGGATCATGAGGTTTTGAAGAAGGCTGTTTTACCTACTATTCGTGCTAAGAGGGGTTTCTTTGTTGGGGTGGGCACTCCTAAGTCTGAACTTGACTTGTTGCATGAGATTGAGCGTGATCCTGGTTTTGCAAGTATTTTTTTTGATCGTTATCCTGCTGAAGGTAATGAAAAGGGAGAATTGTTTGCTGAGCGTTATCCTGAGGCGTCAATTGTTCATTTGAATGGGTCTGTTGAGATTCGTGATAAAATTTCTAGTAAGTTGTTGGAGACGTATAATAATATGACTTGGTCGCAAGAGTTTTTGTTGCGTCCTGTGTCTACTGATGATAAGTTGTTTCCTACTTCTATGATTGAGCAGTGTTTGGATTTGGGCGAGTCGTTCATTGAGTCTCCTGTTAATATGCGTCAGTATTTTATGGGTGTAGATTTTGCTATGTCTGCTAATGCAGGGGCTGATTACACTGTCATTACTATTTTGGAGAAGCATCCTGGTTCTAAGCGTTTGAAAATTGTTTATGTTGATCGTTTTAAGGGGTTGGATTATTCTATTCAAAAGCAGAAAATTGTTGAGTTGGCTGATCGTTTTCAGATTGTTAAGGCGTTGGGTGATGAGAATAATTTTGGTAAAGTTTTCATTTATGATTTGAAGAAGGAGGGGGTGCCTATTGATGGTTATAAGTTTTCTTCTTCTAATAAGGCTAAGGAGGAAATTGTTAAGGCTTTGCGTGATCAGTTTGAGAAGCAAGGGTTTATTATTCCTTATGATCGTAATGATGCTAAGACTGTGTTGATGGTTAATCATTTGATTGATGAGTTGTCTAAGTTCGGTATTATTTTTGATATGCGTTCTAAGTCGGTTCGTTTTGAGGGTACTGGTAAGCATGATGACATGGTTATTTCTTTGGGGTTGGCGAATTTTATTGCTCGTCATGTGACTATGGGGTTGTTTACTGCTGTTAGGGGTTCTCAAAGGAAAAGTTCAAATAATCCTTTTATTGTGTCGAAATCGTAATTTTTTACCGTAAAAGTTTTAAATAAGTAGTACTTGTTATATTTATTAATGAAGAAAATGTTTTCTTGGTTGAAGCGGTTGAATTGGAATAAGAGTGGTGATATTACTCGTTTGTACGTTTTAGAGTTAAAAGTTGATGTTATTTCGGATGATTTAAAGAAATTATTTGATAAAACTGATAAAAACGTGCTTTTATTGCCGAATCCTTCTATGGATGAAGGTGCTCGGATAACTAAAATCCAAATTTAACATGGCTGTAATAATTTGTGAAAATAATAAGAATTCTATTTTAGAGAGTGGTAGGGCTTTAGTTAAGCCTGGAAAGAAGCAATCAGTGGGTTTATTGGATGAAGATGATTCTTCTCAGCGTTCTAATCAATTTCAAGTTTATCGTAATGCTTATGAGCGTGTGCCGTTAGTTACTGCTATTGTTGATGTGCAGGCTGATCATGCAGTTCAAGACTTTTTTTTTACTGGTCCTCGTAAGAAGCAGTTGGCTCGTTGGGCTGATAAAGTTAATTTGTCTCAGTTCTTTCATCGCATTGCTAAGTCAATGCTTATTTATGGTAATGGTTATGTTGAGTTAATTCGTAAAGCTGGTAAGATTGTTGAGTTGAAATTGTTGGATCCTGTGTGGATTGATGTTTATCGTAATCCTGTTGGTGACGTAATGGGTTATTCTCAGATTATTGGTGATAAAAAGCTTGTTTTGTGGGGTACTACTGGTGATTTGGCTCAGGATCGTAGTTTTGAAAAGAATTTTCTTGATATTAGTTCTATTGTTCATTTTCGTCATAATGTTTTAGGTTCTGAAAAGTATGGTTTTTCTATTATTCGTCCTTTGTTGCCTTCTATTAAGATTAAGATGTCTATGGAGGATTCGTTGCAAAAAGTTTTGAATAAGTATGTTGCTCCTCTTATTTGGGCTAAGGTTGGTAATGATCAGTTTCCTGCTAATACTACTGTTGTTAATGAAATTTCTGATACTCTTCGTGATTTGCAGGCGGAGTCTGAAATTACTACTTCTCATTTGGTTGATTTGAATGTTTTGCAGTTTAATGCTAAGGGGATGGATATTAATACTCCTTTGTCTCATGTGGAGCAACAAATTATTACTGGTGGTCAAGTTCCTCCTACTCTTCTTGGTCGTGAGTCTTCTGGTAAGGCTGATGCGGAAGTTCAGTTGCGTTCTTTTGGTCGTCATATTAAGTCTTTGCAGCGTGAATTAAAGAATGAGTTTGAGGATAAAATTATTTTGCAGCAGGGTATGGGTTCTGAGAATGATAGTCTTGTTTGGGTTCAGGCTGAAGAGCGTGAGAGTGAGCGTGAAACTGATATTCTTCGTGGGTTAGTTACTGATGGTATTCTTACTCCTCAAAAGGCTAATAGTTTGTTGCCGCCTGATTTTCAAGAAAAACTTCCTGAGAACGTGGTGCAAGTTGCTCGTCCTAATCAAATGGTTGATAATAAAGTTGGTGATAATCCTAATGATCCTACTCAGTCCACTACCAACAATAACGCTAAAGGGAGAATTGTAAAAAGTGATCGTGAGGTGCCAGTTAAGTGATTGAAGAAGATTATCCTGTTTCATCGAAGAAAATGTTAGCTGCTATGAGTGCGGTTAAAGTAGGTTTTCGTGATAGGCCTGTGATTATGGAAGTTATTGGTTCACAAGGGAAGAAGATTGGTGAGTACGTTGCGGGGAATGATCGTTTACTTCCTTATAATGAATTGTTAGAGCGGAGTGTGTTTGATTAATGGCTGTTTTTAAGTGTCCTGTTTGTAAGGAACGTCACGTAATTCAGCAGTATGACTCGCATGATTATGTTTGTGAGAACGGGCCTAGTCGTATTAGTCGTAAAGTGTTTCAGGACTTGGTGCCTACGGATTTGTTGTCTCGCAATGAACCGTTAAGTAATCGTCATTCCACTAAGGTTGATGAGGCTCGAGCGGCTACAATTGAAAATATTACTCCTACTTTTAATAAGTTTGGGGAGAGAATTGGTACGGTAAAAAGAATTATTGAGGTGAATGTTTTTATGGTTAAAAAGTTGGTGTCGAAATTTGTTGAGAATGTTTCTTTTAGTTTTACTCCTTCGTTTCAAATAACTGAAGGTCATGACGCGGTTGATGGTAAATGGTTGCGTATTGGTGGTTTGGCTTTGGAAGAGACTGTTTCTCGTAATAATAATAGTTATTCGGTTGAGAACTTGGCTGAGAATAATGGTCGTGAATTCAAGTGGATTTTTGGTCATCATAGGGGTGATGTTGAAGAGCACATTGTTGGTATGGGTAAGTTGTCTCATGATAATAAGCAATTGTTTCATGAGGGTAAAATTCGTAATACTTCTCGTCATCCTGACGTTGTTGAAATGGTTAAGGATGGTATGCTTGGACCTAGTATTCATGCAACTGCGAAAAAAGTTGTTGAAGAAGAAGGGGTTTATCATGTTGAAGGACTTGAGATTGAGGGAGTTGCACTTGTAGCTTTTCAGGGTGTGAAAACTGCATCTATTGATTATGCTCTTGCTGAATCGTTTGAATTGAATGAGTCACAAATTAGTGGCGTGAAAGAACAGAGAGAGGATGATAATATGTCTGAAGAAATAAAACAACCTGCTCCTGAAGCGGAAGAAGTTAAAGCTGAAGCTCCTGTTGAGGCACCTGTTGCTGAACCAGAAGCTCCTGCGGAAGATAAATCTGCTGAAGAAGCGTTGAAAAAAATTGCTGCTCTTGAGGAAGAACTTGCAAGTCTGAAAAAAGATAATAAGAGTGAATTAGTTGAATCTATTCTTAAAGTTAATAAGGACTTAAAAAGTGAGGATTTACTTAATGAGTCAGTGGAAAAACTTGAATTAGTATTGGAGTATGAAAAAAAGCTTTCTGAGAAACCTGTTAGTCAGGCTGTTGTTGAAGCAGAAATTGTTGAACCTGAAGGGTTTGAAGAAGTTAATCATTCTTATTCTATGACTAAGGAAAGTTATAAAAAGTTTAACGAAGCAATTCGTAATAAGGTGAGGTGAATTAAATGGCACAAACAGGATTTTTGTTTAATGATGGACACTCACTCACAGCACTTAATGATAGTGGAACAACTGCTATTGAGGCTGGTGACATAGTGTTCTCACAAGCGAATGATGATGTATTAACAGGAACTGCTGCTAGCGCAAGAAACGCGTTTTCAGACGGTGATTTTAAAGTAAAAAGTATGACTGACTCAGCTACAGGTTATCAAACCGTTGTAGGAGTTGCGTTACAGGATATCCCTGCAGATGGTTACGGAGCAGTAGCTTTGGAAGGATTATTCATCCATGCGACTAATGAAGATTTAGAAGCGGGAAGCAGTATTACAAGGAGATGAAGCAGCAACTAATAAGATTGAAGTTGCTGATGAATTCGCGCACGTTATAGGAAGAGCACTTACAGGTGGTTCCGCAGATGGCAAGTACGTGTTGTGGAAATTAAGACTTTAGAGGTGATGAAGTATGCCAGCTACATTTTTAGGATCAGGTAGTGCCGATTTTGCGAGTGCTACAGCGAGTACAGGAACAGCTTCTCATTTAATTCCGAGAACTTTACTTCCTGAAGTAATGAACGCAGTTAGAAAAAAGTTAGTTCTTAGAGGACTTGCGGCGAGAGTTTTTGGACCCTCAAGTATTCCTGGAAGAACACTTGTTCTGCCGTTACAATCAGAGTTTACAACGAATAATTCTTTACCAGTTAATAGAGCTGCTGAAGGAGCAGAAATCCCTTTAGTACAGTCTGAGTGGACTAGTCTAACTCTTACACCTGTTAAGTATGGTGCAAGAATTGGAGTTAGTAGAGAAATGTTAGAAGACGGAATTGTTGACTTACTCTCTTATCATGCAGAACTTGCAGGTTATGAGTTTGCTGATAATGAGGAGTCATTGATTGTTTCAGCTCTTAACACAGCGAGTAATACTGCAGGTAACGATGTTGCTAATGGTAACGCTACGCTTCCAGTAAGTGATATTACTGAAGCAATGCAGAATCTTGAAGCGGCTAATTATAAGCCTTCGCACATGCTTATTGGTGCAGAAGTTGCTAATGATTTGCGTAACATTGACACATTTGTTGAAGCGGATAAATCTGGGGTTAATAATCCTAGTAAGTCATTAATCGGAAGAATTTTTGGTATGGATGTTATCATGACAACAAATGTTACAGCTACACTTGCTTACATAATTGATGCGGGTCAAGCGTTTGTTATTGCTGAGAAAAGACCTTTAACAGTTGAGAGATACGCTGATTGGTCTAGAGACAGTGAGTTCGTGGTTGTTACTCAGAGAGTGGCGGTTTCTGCTTTAAGAAACGGTGCTTGTAGTGAGATAACAACTACATAATGTTGACAACAATTTTTTATTTTTTTTTTCCTTGTTTGATTTAGAGCAAGTTTTTGGCACCTTTATTTTAAACGCGGTGCAAAGAAATAACTACGAGGTATGATAATAATGGCAGGTTTAAAAGATGGAATTTCCAGTGGTGGCGGCGGAGCTGACTACACAACTGGAACATTTTCAGGAAATATGACTTTAGGCGACGCTGCGGGCGACGCAATCACAGTTACAGGCACAATGACTTGTGCACAAAATTTAACATGTAATGGCGGTATGACTTTAGGGGCAGGCGATGATTTAATTGGTTCAGCAACTTCTGACATTACTTTTAACACTAACAAGTTTACTGTTGCGGGAGCTACAGGTGATACAGTTGTTGCGGGTACGTTGACTGCTCAGAGTACTGTTACTGTTACTACAGGGGTTCAATGCGCTGCTGTTGCTAGAACACCTACTGCTGACGGTACAGGCACAGGGCTTATTGCTGATGGTACTTCAATGGTTGTAGTTACTAGTGGGGCTGATGCTAATACTTGGTTGACTTTGCCTACTCCTACACCAGGGAATATTGTTTGGTTGTTAACTTCTGCTGACGCTGCAGGTTTTGAAGTGAGAACTGATACTCCTGCTTCAGTGGCTATTAATGGTGGAAGTGGAGCTGGTGCTGAGTCAGCAATCGCGGCGGCTGCTACTATGGTGCGGTTTGTTTGTGTGTCGGCTACTGAGTGGATAGCTTCTTATTGGGATGCTGATGGTGATGAGGCTAAGGTTGAGGCTGCTGCTGCTTAGAACTAATAAAACAATTTTTTTTTAACTTTTTTTTTTAATTAATAGTAATTATTATGGAGATGATTGAAATGGAAGATTATGTTGATATAACCCCAAAGAATAATGATCCTTTACAGGGACGTGTTGAAGGCCGAGGAATGGTTTTTCAAGAGACTGAATGGCGACAAATAAATCTTAATCCTGAGGGATTGACTAAAGAAGGTTTAGCTGAAAGAATTCGTATTTGGAAGGATTCGATTAATCGTCATGTGTATACTAAGTATTTGACTATGCAGGCTCAGTGTGAAAAGATTCGTCCTAGTGGTAAGACTAATGATGGAAGAATAATTTTTTCTCGTGACGCTGATGGTTCTGCCAAGTGGGTTTCTACGCCTAGTGGTAAACTTAGGGGTGGAAAGGAGGAAGTTATTCCTGTTTCTTCTGTTAAGGGAGGAAAGTTAAAAGATAGTAATAAAAAGGATTAGTACTTATAATATTATTGATTAGCGGCGGCGGTCACCTCTGTGCGCAGCCGATGATAATAACAAAAAAAGGAGGTCGTAATTCATGGTAGCGACATTTTCAAATTTAAAAAAACAAGATCGAGAATACGATAATTTTCAAGAGGATGACGCGGCTTTAGCACAAAGAACTGCTAAGCCTGTTATTGCAATGAGTGGAGGAGCTTATAGGGCTTCTTTACCGACTTATACTGATGGCGACGCTGCCATGATGCATTTTACTTCTGATGGTAAGTTAATGGTTGATACTGAATTAACCGTTGATGGTAACGTAATTGTTGATAACGTGGCGGTATGGGCTACTAACATTGCTGATTCTAGTACTGCGGGGTTTGCATTAATTGATGCTAATGGACACCCTCAAGTTGACGTGTTGAGTGTTTCGGGTGAGGCTACTCATGACAGTGCAGTTACTGCTGTTGGTCCTCAAGTAATGGCTGAAGCAAAAGATTATGATGGGGCTGCTTTGCCGAATACTGTTCAGGAAGGAGACGCGGTAAGAACGGCAGCTACTCTTAGTGGGATAAGTTATTCTTTTTTAACTACTCATGATGGTAGTGCTACACCTTTAGAATTAGAAAATGATACTATGGATAGTAATAAGCCATTAATGGTTACTGGTCATACAGTGGCTGATTTTGATGGTTCAGATTTTCCTATTTTATCTGATACTGAGGGAAAAGCCGTTTCAATGGCTGTTTCTCAGCAAGGGGTGCAATTCGTTACTTTAACTGATGATACTGGAAGTGATACGCCTATGCATTTACATGATTTACCTATTGGTAGTGGTAAAGGTGAGAAAGGTGTGATGACTATTATGGAGGCTAAAACTTTTGATGGGTCAGCATTACCTAATAATGTTGCTGAGGGTGACGCTGTTAGGCCTGCTGCTTCTGAGTATGGTGTTCAATACATGTTCCCGGTTACTGAGGATGGGGCTAATACTCCTATTAGTGAGGAGGATGATAGTATTTTCACTGGTCAAGCGTGTTACTTATCAGGTGTTAAACGTAAGGATTATGATGGCGCAGCATTATCCACAGATGCAAACACTGAAGGAGATGCAGTAATTCCCGCAGCAAGTGCGCAAGGAGTACAATTCGTTACTGTTGTTAGTCCAGATGGAAGTAGTAAGCCTGCTTATGATAGCGGTACTGATTCAATGAAAATGTTTAATGTTGCTCCTGAAACGGCTGATTATAGTGAATCAAGTGAAGACTTTACTAATGTGGCTAATGCAACTCCTGAATATCATTATGTTGATATGAGAGGATACAGGAATCTGGTTTTGCAATGGGTTAAAGATGCAGGTACTGACACTTTTACAATAACTGTTGAAGCGGCCACGAGTTTTGATGGGGGAAGTGACATTACAGCGTTAGATTATGCTGACGTGACACAATATGGTTTTACCGCTTCAACTGCTGCTACTGCTGCTAGTTATACGGCTGATGGAATGGCTTATTTGAATGAAGCGTTTAGACCAGCAGCTGTTAGAGTAAAAATAACTACTGCTGGCGGAAGTGATGATGCAGACTTTGCAATAGTTAATAGGAAATCAAATTAGGGGATGAAAAAAATGACTGATTTAATTGATAAAGTATTATTGAATAAAACGTTGGAAGAACTTCAACCTGTTGAGGAAAAGAAATTGCCTAATCCTGAACCTACTGAGAAACAATTGGTTCAAGCGTTGGATTTGTTACCTAAAATTGAACATTTGGGTGGTTATGGGGCAATTGCTAAAACTTCGGGAGTTAATAGGAAGGTAGTTAAACTTCTTGATAAAGCTCGTAAAGTTAAAATTGCAGAACTAACTCCTAAACTTAAAGAAGAAAGTATTTCTGTTGCGAAAACTATGATGGGGACTTTAACAAAATGAGTGGTCGGGTGACTCACATAGTTGGTCCGTCAGGTGATACAGCTGTTGTTGATGAAGATGGTCATTTAAGTATTCATGACCTGTCAAACGGTTTATCTATTGCTCAAGGCGAAGTAACTGGTCACACATTTATTCACAAATTTGGTCTGGCGCCAGATTTTGATGAAATTGATAATGATGTTGATGTTTGGGATGGAGCAAATGATGGCACTATTAACCAGATGGAATACACCTTTTCATCAACTGCAGATATAGATAGTATAAGTTCAAATAATGCTGGAGATAGTCAAGATATAGAAGTTCAAGGACTAGATACAAATTTTGATTTAGTTACGCAAACTGTCACATTGAATGGACACGACTAGAGTAGCATTATCCACTTCCTTGATACGTGTTTTCAGGATGAAAAATGTTGGTTCCACTAATGTTTCAGGACAAATTTATTGTTATCCAAATACTGCAATTACAGGGGGTGTGCCTGATGACCTAACTAAAGTTAGAGCTATTATTAATGATGGTAATAATCAAAACGTTAATGGCAATTTATACTATTCCAAAATGGTAAAACTGGTTATATGCGTGGTTGGTATGCATCCACTGCTGGCGCTAATAAAACTAGTGCCTATGAAGTGAGTCTATTTGCAAGACCTTTCGGTCAAGTATTCCAACTTAAACATATTTCAAGTATTAATGATACAGGTTCTAGTCATATTCAACATAGTTATATTGAACCTGAAGTTTTTGCAGCGAAAACTGATATAATAATGAGAACTCATGTGTTGGCAAGTGGTGCAACAGCCGCGGCGTTTTCGGCAGGATTTGATTTAGTATTGGTGGATGATTAAAAATGGTATATCCAATCATAAATAATTCCGACTGGATTTTTAGAGAAACGTTTGATAGTTTGAGTTCTGTTCTTGCGAATGGAGGAGAAATAAATGGAAATCCAACCATTTCTAATGGTTATGTTGGGGCAATGGGGCAATCTGTAAGTTATGATAAGTTACCTTTAAATTTTGATAATTCAGAACCTTTTTCAATAAGAATAAAATTTAATGCTACCTCTATATCTGGTGTAAGAACTTTGGCTGGAAATCAAGATTTAGTTACTGCTTATGAAGGATATCACATATTTTTAAATACAGGGGTGTTGACTTTTACTTTCTCTAGTGATTTTGGTGGATTGGATTATTTGTCGGGGGAGTATAGTTCGGTTCTTTCAACATTTACTGATTACGAAGTTGTTATAACTTATGATGGATCTTTAAGTCTTTCTGGAGTGGAAATATATATTAATGGAAGTTCTGTATCAGTTAATTCAGTTAGAGATTCTTTATCAGGATCAACAATTTCAACCAAACCATTTAGAATTGGAGGAAGATCAACTGCTGCCAATGTAATTTAGTANGTAACTATTTATTTTTGTGATGTGTATAATAAATCATTAAGTGATGAGGAAGTAAATGATCTTTATGATGAAGTAACTTTTAGTGAAGTTGATGATATTAAAGCGTTAGTTAGTTTACCTTTAAGAAGTCATTATTTTGATGGGGCTGACCAAGTAACTGAAAATATTGGAAGTTTAGGTGGAACAATTATTTTAGGTGATGGAACTACAAGTACAACTTTTCCAACACAAGTAACTCCTAAAGGAATGAGTTTTGATGGGGGCGATTATTTAGAATCAGAAAATGCTAGTTTGCAACTCACTGGCGACGTAACTTTTGGTTGTTATATTAAACCTATATCTACAGGGACAAAATATGTTATGATACAGTCGGCTGTTGGAGAAACTGAAGCCACTAACACGTTATACAGCATGTTTTTTAATGGTTCATTAGTGGTAGGTTATCTTCATGAGTATTCTTCAGGTCTTAATGAAACGAGTTCTTTTACTACTGCGTTAACAGAGGGGGTTTTCAACCACGTTTATTTTGTTAGAGATGATACTGCGAAAACTGTTAGTGTATACTTAAATGGTGAATATCAAGAGAATTATACTTATGGTACTAGTGCAACTGGTGGTAGTTCAACTACTTTAAACATTGGAACTTTTGCTCAACAAGCAGGGACTTTCATGACGGGAACTGTTTCATTGCCGAGAGTTTTCCCTTTTGCATTAACATCTACTCAAATGAAGTTTTTGTATGATAAGGATCGGAGGTTGTTGAACGAATGACAATAAAAGAATCAGACTTTAAAAGTGATTCCACAGACAACACAAGTTTTTTCAATTTTAGAAGGGTTATAACATTGTCTAGAACAATATTTTCCTTTACCAACTTTAATCCTCGCAGGTTTAGTTTTAAACTCTTTTTCACAAGTAAGACAGTTCCTAATCATAAATCAGATTATTGTGAAGGCACATATAGATATTTAGGTGATTTAGTATGACCATCAAGGAACAATTAAAAGATAATATCAAACTCCATATGGATTTTCGGAAAGGAACGATAACTGACCAAAGTAATAATAGTAACAACGGACGTTTCCAAGGCACTCCTCATTGGGGGAACTCGTCAGTGGGTAAAGCTTTACAATTAGACGGAACAGCGGATTATATTGAATTGGATGCAGATGCAACTCTTGACTTTCTAGATTCTGATTGGTCAGTAGCTACAAGATTCAAAATAGTTAATGGGCAAGGGGAGACACAAGCAGTTATTAATTCAGGTCGTTCTAGCGGTACTGATGGATTCATTTTTCATTATCGTAATGACTTGGATCAGTTAAATATTGAGTGGAAGAACGACGCAGTTGTTAATCAGATAAGAGTCGAATTTTTCTTCTGGTTTTTCTTTGGTTGGGTGGAACACGGTTGTTTTTGCTTGGGATGATAGTTTAGCTACTTTGCATGTTTTGCTTAACGGGGTTTATTCATCTCATACATTGGACTCAGCGGTTTTGGGAGTCCCTAGTATTGAGGGGAGAAATATTGGTCGTCGTAATACTGGTGCGGGGGATAAGTTTTTTAGTGGTCAAGTTGCGGAAGTTATTGAGTTTAATACTTTGTTGAGTCCTGCTCAGATGAGTCAGTTATATAACGAGATGGAACAGGAAGCTCACATTAACGCTATTCCCAAAGCAACGGTTCTTCCTGAGAATTCTTTTGTTGACGCGACTAATGGTAGTATGTTCGTCATTTTTTAATGGGGAATTAGAAACTGATTTGTCTGGTAATGGTGTTGATGGTACTTTTTTAGGTGAGAAGTATTTGGTTAGTGGGATTAATGGTAAAGCGACTTATTTTGGTGACGTAGGTCATTTATCGTATAATCGTGGTGAGTGGGGTGCATTAGCTAATGGTTCGTCGGCCATATCTTATGATTTATGGTTGAAGGTTGAGGGGAGTACTGGTGACGCTTTAGAAATGGTTATTGGACAGTACATTAGTGTTGGTAACGGCTGGAATTTACGGGTTGATCCTTCAGGCGCAGGTTTTAAGTTACGTGTTGGTGCAAGAAGCGCGGCTGCTGATAGTTATCAGTCTCATCAAAGCACTTCAGTTTATGAGTATGGTGTTTGGATGCACGTAGTTGGAATTATTGATTTTGCTAATGATAAAATAGAATTGTATGTTAATAGTGAAAAGGAGGGGGAAACCTCGGTGACTTTTTCTTCTTCAACGTTTGTATTTACTATTCACGCAACTACTGATGATTATATTGGTTCAGGGGGTAATTCTTCTCAATCGTTATGTATTGTTGATGCGGTGAGACAGTATACTACTACTCTTTCACCTGATCAAATAATTCGTCTTTATAATAGGAGTAAGGGTAAGTTAAGAATTAATTTGTTAAATGAGGATGTTGAAGAAACAGTTAGTAATGTGACTTCTGGATTAGTCTCTAACACTGGTTTTGAAGTTAGAACGGGTACATGGGCAGTTACTAATGAATCGGCTGGCGAGGGGAAAGCTTTAAAGTGTGTTTCCGCAGGAAGAAATGTAGTAAAATTGTTTGAAGGATTTGGCACTTGGGAATTTAATTTTTATAAAGGAACTGCTTTGAACAGTACAGAATTTGGAATTTTTGAAACTAATGCTGTTTGGACTGACGGAGGCCAGAATGGTTACAAAATAACTTTGTCTTCTACAAACACTATTTTTTTACATAAGAAATAACTGCGTGGGGGAGCAGTAGCTAGTTTTTACAAACGAGCGCAGCGTATTTTGCTGATGAAACGTTATACACTGTAAGAATGACTAGAGCGTCTGATGGAACGTTCACAATATACATTTTAGGAGGATCATTTACTTCTTGGACACAAGTAGGTACAGGGATTAATACTGATCACGTTTCAGGATTTGAATACATTACTTTACAAGTGGGTACGCTTGATGAAATAAGTCTTATCAAACATTATTTGACTGTGAGGGATCCAACTAATTAAAATGACTGAAATAAAGCTTATTCGTGAATTAATGGAGAAAGACGTTGGTTACATTAAAGTAACAGTTAGAAGGTATTACTGATCGGTTGGATAAGCTTAATGGTTCAGTGGCTGATAATACTAAGTATCGTTATAAGATGAAAACAACGGTTGGAATAATTGCGAGTGCAGTTACTATTGTGGCTACTGGATTAACAGTTATTATTAATAAACTTTGGAAATGATTGGATTGATTTGATTGGAGGTGAAGGCATCATGCCTTATGTAATTAATAAAGTGAAAGGAACTATTGTTAATCATCCGACGGTAGGAAGAATAGAAGGGTTAAAAGCTTATAAGATTAGTGATGATGAAGCTTTAATGTTAAAAAACATTATTAACTTGTTAATATTTGATGAAATTAAAGAGAGGGAATGAACAATGGCAGTTAATTTAGCAATGGTACAAGCTGACTGTGGGGAGATCTACGATGCGCTTAATAATGGTACGACTGCCGCGTCGTTATTGATTGCTCGCGCAGAAAATTTTGTTAAGTTGTCTACTGGTACGACTACTGGTTATGATGAAGTTGTTAGACCATTAGCCGACGCTATGATTGTTACTCAAGTGATGGGCGGTGTTGATCCAGTGAATAAGACTGTTGGTACGTTGTCGGTTGGAGCTAAGGATTTTGCGTTCTATGAGGCAGTATTTTAAGTCTGAGGCTGGTCGAGCGGCGGTTATTGGTGGTGTATCCCTTGATGGACTTACGATTATTTTGAAGGATTCGGAGTAATTAATTTATGACTTTTGCTACTAGTTTACGGACGGCTGCTCGGACGCTTATTGAAACTTTTGGTAATACTGCTAGTGTGTATACTTATAGTGCGGCTACTAAGTCTGAGAATGAGGAGGGTGACGTTACGGTTAGTGATTGGAAAACTGCCGTTAGCATTAAAGTTGCTGATGGTAATAATTTGCAGGCGGAGTTGTCTCGTGGAACTATGGGTATGGAACAAATAGGTGATGACGACAAGATCATAAAGGACACTGCAGTGGTTGCTGTTAATGATCGCATTACTGTTAACAGCGTAGAATTCCGCATTGAATCATTACGTCCAATAAGAACACAGGACACTTTAGTAGCGCAAATAATTAATGTTAGTCGAGTAACGGACACGACTAATTGGTAAGCTCGGACGACCGAGTAATGAAAAGAAGGGAGGAACCTTGAAATGGTAAGAGTAGTATCAAAATTAGTTGGTGGAGATAGTACGTTATTATTTTTGACGCACGTAAAAAATCGTATTCATAGTGGCAAATCAAGAATTCCTTCTAAAGTGGCAACTGCATTTGTTAATCGAGTAAGAGCAGGTCTTGATCGAACAGTTGTTCAAGGTCCTAAACATAATACTAAAACACGAATTGCTTCTCAATTAAGAATCCTTGATGCTCCTAATGGAGGAAAAAAAGTGGGTTTTCCTAATAGGAATTTTGGCGGAACTTCTAGCAAGGAGTATGATGAGTTCCTTCCTGAAATTGTGGAGTATGGTCATCGTGATGGTAGTCGTCGTCCTAAAACTTTTTTGGTCTAAATGCGCTTGATTTAGTTACTCGTCATGATACTCCTAGAATTTTAAAGCGTTTTGGTAAGGAGTTGTTACGATGAATAAAATTAAGTTTTGTAATGTTTTGGGTGCTCGTACTTTACCTCCTCACATAGCTACTTGTTTGGAAGAGCAGCCTAAACGTTCTGGCATGTATAATTGGATTTTTGCTTTTCAAGGAGACATTTATTGTTATGATAGCGTGAAGGATCGGTTGGAAGATTATGACGTGTTACAAGTTAATATGAGTCCTATGGACTGGAGCACTGTGTTAAACATTAGAGAGTCATTGCCAAAGTCTTCATCAACCAAACTAGTAATTAATAATGATCACGTGTGTGAAATGTGGGGTCAATGGGAACAAAACCCTTACTTATACGATCACATACAACGACAAGGAGACATGGTTTTCGGAACTGAACCGCACCAAGTAAGCAATATGATCAAAGGAACGTTTACCATACCACACCCAACAAACACTGACTCTTTGAAACAATGGCATAAAACTTTAGATTACGAAGAAGAATCATCCATAGGATTCATCTTTCATTGGTGGGCGCGACAAACACATTTACCATGGAAAACGGTTGAGACAGTAAGAAAAAAGTATGGTATTAAAAGAAACGCTATTTTTGGTTATAAACCCGCCCATGACGAATCATACAAGTACCAAAAACTTATGTGGGATGAAAAATATGAATTAATGCCTTTCCCAGATTTCGCTAAAGCAATGATTAAACAGAGAGTATTATATGATCCTAATCCTTGCCACACTTACGGACGCAACGGAGTAGAAATGGCCTGTTTCAAAAAACCAATTGTTGGAAGCGACCGAGTTTACAGTTACAAAAAATTGTTTCCCGAACTTACCTGCGACCCATTTGATAAAAAGGCAAATATGCAAAAGTTTAAACAAGTATTAACTGACAAGGCGGGAACAGAAGAAATTCTTAGTCGAGCGTATAAAGAAGTTGAATTCTTTAATTACGCTAATAGTCGTAAACGTTTTTTAGAAGCGTTGGAAATAAGTGCTGATAGAGGTGGTAATGATTACTATCGAATGGGCTAATAGTCTTAGGAACAAGTATGATTGGCCTGATAATAAGCCATTGGTTAAACCTGATAATCACGGCTGGTTCAGATCTCATAATGCTGCAGTGCTAAAAATGTTTTTGTCCGAAAAAACTGGTTCAATACTTGAATTAGGTGCTTGGCTGGGTAAGTCAACACGTCATTTGTGTCAGTTCGCTCCTAACGCAGCAGTTGTAACCATTGATCATTGGAAAGGATCAGAAGAACATTATCTTCCTGAAAGAACAGATGTTAAGAATAAACTTCCTCATTTGTATGAAACTTTTTTAGTTAATTGTTGGGAATATAAGGAGCGGTTGCTCCCTGTAAAGAATAACACTATTGATGGTATGAACGAGTTGTTTAATGAAGGTTTCGTTCCAGAAGTTATTTATATAGACGCGTCTCATGATTATCGTAATGCATATAATGATTTATCAACTGCTCATAAACTATGGCCTAACGCACTAATTATCGGCGATGACTGGGAATGGCCAGGAGTACATCAAGCAGTGGTTAATTATTCTTATTCAAGAGAAGTAATATTATCAGTTTATGGTAATTGTTGGTGGTTGAAATGGTAAAAGAGAATAGTGAGAAGGAAACAACAATAAATTTTACTGTGAGTAATTGTCCGTTAAGCACTTTTAAGTTATTCGGAGATTTTTGTAAGTTAGAAGCATCGCACAATTATTCTTTCGGACTAAAATTATTGTTAGAGGCTCGGGAAACTAATGCTAATCAATTAGTTTTGTACGAGCAATATTTAGGTTTACGTGATGAAGTAGAACAATTAAAGAAGCAGGTGAAAAAAATTGGTAGTGAGCAAAAGCACAATTAGAGATAATGCGTGGACAGACATTTACACTTATTTACAAACCACTAATGCTATTAGTACCAACAACATTTTTTCTGCTTGGAATTCTACGTTAGCAGAAGACAAGGGATACCCATTAGTAATTATTGGTCCTCCAAAAACTTCTTTTAGCAAAATTGATTTGCAAGCTTCAAGTACTAATTCAGAAGTCGTTATGACTATTGAAGTTTATCATAATAATAGTGCTAACCTGAAAGCTTTAGCTGATGAAGTAACTGATAAGTTAGAGGCTGGAAGAAGCACTTTTGCTACGGCGGGAATTTTTAATATGGATATTGACAGCGGATCGTTTGATACTTGGCGTGAAGGAAACAAAAAAATTCATCATTACGCTTTTGACGTATCATTTAATTTTATGGGGTAATAGAAAAAATGGCGAAATATAAATTAATGAGGAATATTGATGGTTATGGAGTTGCAGGCGAAATAATTGAAGTAGAAGATATTGGCAAGGTTCCATATAATAGTACTTTGCAATTATGTGATTCAGTTGATTATGAAATTGTAAGAGTTGATTTAGAGGCGGAAAAAGCGAAGGATGATTTGTTGAAGGAGTTAGTTAATGAAGTTGGTTTTAGTAATAAAAGAGCTGCTAAAGTTGTTAAAGTTTTTATTTCTAAAAAGGAATTGTTGAAATCGTTGGATTCATTGCCGTTTGAAAAAATTGAAAATGAATTGTTAGTTAAGCATTACCGAAAAAGTTTGAAAAAGAAAAAAGTTAAACAATCGGAGGTGAGCGATTAATGGCGCTTACAGATAGTTTATCGGCTACTATTATTGCAAGTGTTGACTTGGCGGTTAATAGATCTCAATCATTAGGATCGTTTTCTGGTAAGGACAAGGCGAAAGTAATTCATAAGAATGTTTTTAGTGATGGTTCGGGTACTGATCAAGCAACAGGTTTTTTTAGTTCTCAATTCACTGCTACAACTGGCGGAATTACTATTAGCTTAGCTGACTCGGCGGATCCTTTAGGGGCTGCTGGTGATGACGTTCCTACTAGTGATCCTGAAGGGTTAAAGTTGCGTGCAATTCTTATTACTAATGAGGATTCGACTAATTACGTGACTTTGGTTCCTGGGACTAACGCTATTACTTCATGGTTTGGTGCGGGAACTCATACGTTACGTATCCCTGCGGGTGGAGTTTTACTAGCTACTTTTCCTGCTGGGTTGGACGCTTTAAATGATGGTGTTGATGACGAAATAAAAATAACAGCGGACACAGCAAGTGTTACAGTTAACATTGCTTACATGTTCGGATAAAAAATGATAGGTGATTAAATATGGCAAAAGTTTGGCATGCTCGAGAAGGAGTAATAAAAATAGATGCTAATGCAGATATTAGCATACCTGCAGGCGCAGCTTTAGACACAGTTTTTGGTTCAGCTACTGCAATGCAGGCGGATCTTAAAGGTGTAGAAATTACGGAGCCAGAAATGGCAGTAGAAAAAATTGATTTGTTAGGTGATGACGCTAATAGTTTTCAGAATGCTGATGTGGAAGAAAAACCTGCTGGAATGGCGGAAATTAGTGGTACAATGGTTTTGCGTGGTGACGAAACAGGATTAGAAATTGAGGGTTACGAAGCTTCTAGTTCTCCTGGAGGGACTCATACTCGTTATCAGAGAAGTGGTGGAAATCGTAAAAAAGTTAGTATTTTAGTTAATCTTGATGATTCTACTGATGAAGTAAACATTGTTTTGGCTGACGCGTGGATTACTTCATGGGATCGTAAATTGACTGGTGCTGATGGTCATTGGGAAGTAACTTTTAGTGCTACTTGTTTAGCTAAAAATTATTATTTTGAAATGAAAGACTAATTATATTTCATAATTTTTTTTTATTATATTTTTTGGAGGATGGTGAAAATGGTCGAAAAAGAAAAGAAACAAGCAAGTATCAAAGTAAGTTTTGGAATTAACGATTGCCCAGTAAGATTGTATAAAGAATTTACTACTTTAGCAAAAAATTATTATAACGACATGTACTGGGTAGCATTACAAGAGTTAATGACTAAAGTTGCTGCTTACGAATCGTTACTTGCAACAATGTATAATGAGCCAGAAGAAAAAAATGGCGATTTAAAAGAAGAAACTGTTAAGACAATGGGAGGAAAATGAATAAAATGGTAAAGATTGAAGATAAAATTGGTGAGTGGTGCGGAGAACTAAAGTTTTTTACTGAAGACAAAACAGAATTTTGTTTGAAACCACGATTAAAACATAAACGTAAATTAATGTTTTTACAAAAAAAGTTTGATGATGGAACTTTTGAAGAAAAAGATGTTAAGACTCAGGACGATACAATATTGGAATTAATAGGCGAGTCATATCCTGATTTTGCTGAAGAACAAAAAGAACAAATATGTCAACTTTACGGCACAGAAATACTTGTAGAATTATATTGTGCGTGGAAATGGCGTGATCGAGAAGCGATTACTTTAGTTAAGGAACAACAAAAGAAGAAATTGAAAGAGTTCATTAATGAAGCCGAAAGTTAAACACGCTGATCGAATTGAGCGTTTAAGAAATAATTTAATGCGTGAAACGTTTACTTTTGAAAATTGGTGGGAGGAAGAAGCTTTTTTGTGTTACTTAATAGAAAAAATTACTCATCAAGTTGTTGATGAAGAATATTATGCTATGAAAATTGAATGTTTTAAGGAGTTTGTTAATAAAGATCCTGCATTTAAAAAGGTGAATTAGATGGCTGAAGTTACGAAAAGTTTAGAATTACTCTTAGGTGTTAAGACCGAAGGGACTGAAAAGTTAGATAAAGTACGGAAGTCTTTGATGAGTATTACTGATGTACTTAATGCTTCTTTAGGTAAAAGAAAAAGTTTTGATTTTAATAAACAGTTAAAATTTGATGCTGTTGCTGCATCTGCTAAGACTACTGCTCGTAATATTATGGCTGCCACTAAGGAATCTGAACGTTTTAAGATGGAGTGGTTAGGAGCGCTTTTTTTTGGTCAAGCGGTTTCAAGAGTTTTTAGTGGTGCGTTGAGAGCTATTCATAATACTTTTCAAAAAGTTGAGAGCAATACTTCTGCTTTGTCCAACGCGACTATTGGGTTGTCTGCTTCTTGGGAATTCCTTAAATTCTCTATTTTTAATGCTTTAGATCAACCGTTTATTCTTAGGATGGTTGATGGATTGATTAAAATGATTAATATGGTTAGTTCGTTGGCTAATCGTTTTCCTGTAATAACTAGTCAATTAGTTATTATTGGCGGATTATTTGCTTTGGGAGGAGTAATTCTTTCTGGAGTTGCTGCTTGGAAGTTAGGTATGGATTCGTTAAACAAAATTTTAAAGACCACCAATCTTTCTTTAGGCACTGCTTCAAATAAGTTAACTGCTATTAAAGGGTTGGCTGAAGGATTGGGTAATATGGGTGCCGTTGACTTTATTATTTCAGTCAGCTTTTGCTTTTACTCAAAAAGATTTTGCTGATGGAATAAGCGCTGCGCTTATAGGTGCAGGTTGGTATATTAAAGGTCCTTTCGGAGCTGCTTTAGCAGCTGTAGGTTTATTAATGCAATTTATTGGTGTTGCAGGAGCGAATAATTCTGATTTGGAAAGGTGGTTCATGGAGGCTATGACTATAGGAACAATTTTTCGTGGAATCCTGCTCTTGGAGCTTTCGCATTGACCGCAGTGTTATTATTTGAGGGTATTAAGTTTGGCGGAGGATTTGAAGGTATTAGTAATTTGGCTGAAAGTTTTGGTTTAAGTCGCCGTTTAAAATTTTTGATGAAGCATTTGCTGAAGCATCGGAAAAGTTGGTTCCTCAAACAACTGGTTTTAATGAATTATTTAATTCTACTCATAAGGCTAAAGCTCAAGTTGATGGGTATACTGCTGCTTTGAATAAGTTGGAGTCTGAGACTCATCCAGAGTTTATTGCTAGTACTAAGGGAGTGATTGGTAATGAGGAGGAGGGATTATTAGGTGTTAATAAGAGTGTGGTGAATGCGACTACTGCTTTTGCTGGTGAAGAGGGCAGTTTGATGAAAGCGGTGAGTACTGTTAGTACGACTACTGATACTCTTTCTAATCAGACTATTCCGCGAGTTATTGAAATGTTAAATCGGGAGGCGGCTGTTGTCGAAGATGTTACTAGGTCTTATGAGGCTTTAGCACGTGCTAAAGGTAGTGCGGGCGGATCTGCTCAAAACGCTCAGGATGTAACTTCTGTTCATGGGGTGTCTTGATGAGGGGGAATAATTAAAATGGCTAATATAGTTTTGCAAGATTCGGGTTTTTTAAGTCCGACAAATACTGGTACTCGAGCTACTAGTGCTAACATGTGTAATTCGGGTAATGCGATTAGTTTGAAAACGGCAACTTTTACTCCTCACATAAAATCTAATGTTGATAATACTCCTCGACTAGGAATTTTTTCTGATGGTACGAGTGTTAGTGATGGTAGTAACTTAAATTTGGCTTCTATTGAAAACATGGATTTTACTATTACTGGAATTCTTAATATGACTGTTGCGGCTGATCAAGCGTTGGTCGTTCCGTTAGCACAAATTGGTCGTACAAAATATTATAAGTTGTTATATTATGATTCTAATGGTTCTGATAAAGATAAGCAATTATTGTATCAATTATGTGATGATACTTTTACTGCTGGTGAAGTTACTGTTTTTGGTTTGTCAGCGGCTTTTAATCATTTGCATGTATTAATTGAGGACGTATCGTTTGTTGATACGGGAACTTCTCATGTCAGGTATACTTTGAAGGGACGAGTAACTTCTCAGGAGGATAGTTCTATATGAGTTTATTATTAAAAAAGGTTACTTGGTTTAGAACTCTTGATCGTGATACAGAGTTAGTTACTGATAATGTTTATTCTAGTCCGATTAACATTACTGATTCTGTTATTTTGACTGGTAGTAAAGGGTTGGATATTAAGAATAATTTGTTGACTTTAAATGTTAAGAATGCTAATAGTCCTTATGTGTCTAATAATAGGGTTTTGTTTGCTGAGGAAGATCAAATTAAAGTTTGGGTTAAGTATATTGATGATAATGATGATGACATTGCTGCTTGGGGGGATGATTCTTCTACTGAGCCTCCAGCATCTGATTTATTAGGAGTGTTTTTCATTGTTGAAGTTGGATTAAATCATTCTAGTGGTTCTTCTACTATTGTTCTTTCTTGTGTTGATAAGACTTATGTGTTGTTTAATCGTGTATTAGCAAAAAATTTTACTATTGGAGTTGATAATTTGACTGTTCCGGAAATAGTTCAGAAGGTTGTTCGTTTAACTTCTCAGTCTCAGAGCGGGCAGTTTAGTGGTTCAGGTTCTGATCCTAATGTTCGTTATGTTGTTGATGCAAAACTTGTTTCTGAGGGGGGATTGATTGAGGATACTCGTCAAGCTTCTCCTACTGCTTTTCCTGTTCGTAATATGGCTAAGGTTTGGAAGCCTGTTTATGAGTGGATTCGTGATTTGTCATCTGTTGACATGATTAATACTGATGCAGAAATTTCTTCTAATTCGTTGGTTCAGAAGCGTGCAATGATTTTTTGGGTTGATCAAAATAATCGTTTTAATTGGGTTTATCCTAGTAATACGGTGACTAATTCGTTGGTTGTCGGTACTGATAACATTTTTAGTTTTCGTTTAGTAAACAAAATTTTTGATGTTGTTAACATGATTATTTTTAATGGTGGTGCTGACATGTTTGGTGTTGGTGTGTGGCAGTATGAGGTTGATACTACTTCTAAGGTTCGTACGTTAAAAATGCGTTATGTTCCTATGATTCGTATTGCTGAGAAGTGGATTCAGCAAGAAATTGATGATGGTAATTTGACTCAGGATAATGCTACTCCTGGACCGTTCACTTATGGAGGAAATTTTTATAAGGAGACCACTGGTACTTATGCTGCGGGTGCAGGCATTACTACTTCTTGGAATGATACGGTTACTTCTGATAATGATTATAACACTTCTTTGCGTACGCAGGCAGAGTTTGATGCGCGTAATAATGCGAGGGGTATTTTGTCTGGGTTGGCTGATGGGAGGTGGGCTGGAACTATTGAGATTAAAGGTTCGTTAACTCATAATCCTGGTGATTTGATTAGGTTGACTAATTCAGTTATGGGTTTATATCAGGAGGATCTTCGTTTAATGCAAGTGCAACATAATATTACTAAAACAGGTTGGTTCACCACTCTTTCTTTAGAGGAAGATGCAGTTGAACAATTTACTTAATATTGGAGGATTGATAAATTATGGTTATGACAAGTGAAGGATTGAATCGTATTAGGGATTTAATGAATGCAGATGTTACTACTGGTACTTTAGGTACGGGAACTAATGCTGCTAACATTACAGATACTGATTTGCAGACTGGAGATGCGGCTTCTGCTATTAGTACTACTAATACTGTTGCTTAGACCGTCAATTAGTTACTCAGTATACTTTGCCTTCTACAAGCGGAACTACAGGTACTTATACTGAGTATAAGAATCATTCTGGAAGTACTGATTTTGACCGTATTGTGTTCACGGGTATTTCTTTTACTAAGAATGGGGTTGAAGAAATTGCTGTTGTAAAAAAGTATTTTTTTCGAGGGACGTAAAAGTTGGTTGGGCAAATTAATAAGGATACGACTGCTATTAAGGATCAGTTGGGAGCGTTACCTAGTATTACTACTGTTGGCGTATGGGAGTATTTCGAGGATATGTGGATTGAAGAACAATCAACAGTTTTTACTCGTACGTGGATTTATGACTCGTTTATTTTAGGTCATAACGTTAATGGATTATTGGGTGAAGGAGTTGTGCTTGAAAATTTTGAGTCGGGTGCTGATGCTAATTGGACTGAATCAGCGGGTATTACTGATAATGATAACGCAGTTACTTTCCAGGTTGGTTCGGGTTCTTTACAAATTGTTTTTGGTTCTACTGGTTCTCAGACTTTGTCTACGGCGCAAGTGTTTGGAGATTTGTCTGCTTATACAGGGGTTGCTAATGGAACTCCTTCTAAGGGTACTTGCGGTGTTTGGTGGAATAGTCCTAATACTACGGGCATTAGTGCTTTGAAGTTACGTATTGGAAGCAGCGCTTCTGATTATGTTGAGTGTTCTGCTAAAGAATATACTACTGCAGCGACTGATTATTATAGTGGAGGANCGATAGTTTTTGNTTTGTTTAGTGGATGGAATTATTATTTGTTTGATTTGGATAGTCCTGATTCTACTGTTGGCACTCCTGATTGGACTAATGTTGATTATGCACGTTTTGAATGGACTGTTGTAGGCGCTCATACTGGTTACTTGGATTATTTTACTATTAGTAAATCTAATTTTATTGGATTGAATGGATTGGGAGATCGTAAATCTTCATCAAGAATTGTTCAAGTGATTAATCCTTCCAATACTTATCATGAACGTTTTCGAAGTACAGATTTTAAGGCTTCGACGACTACTGCTAATTGGAGCACGGTAACTTATAATTTGACTTTTGTGGCTGGACAAACTGCTCGCAGCGAAATTATTGCTTTGAATGGAACTGTTTATACAAAGGCAACTTTTAGTGTTACTGGGACTACAACTACTAATCTTACTCCGCTTATTAGTTTTGATAATGGGAGTAATTGGGAAACGGCAGTTTTTGATGTTCCTTTAACGGCTGCTAATCCTTCTAGTAGTGGCATTATGTGGCGTTTGGATGCTTCGGGTAATTCGACTGTTACGTCAATAAAAATAGTTTATGAATAAAAAAAAAGTTTTTGTAGGTGGATGATAAAATGACAAATAAATATGGTACTACGGATGATTGGATTGATGGTGATGTGTTGAAGGCTGATGACTTATTGGATTCGATTCAGGCTTCTAGGCAGACTACTAGGATTCTTAACCAGCGTTCAGTGGGTTTTAGTGTTCATGCAACGGGTGTTTGGAGTGCTCTTAACGGTACTCAAATACAGAATACAACTGATAGCGCTGCTAATTGGACTAATAAATATGATATTTCTGACACGGGAATATACATGCTTGCTTGTGAGGCTGATACTACTCGTGCTTTCGCAGTTGCTGATACTGGTGGTGGAAAAACTGCTTATACTGCTGATAGTGGGACTACTTGGACTGGTAAAACAGTTACTCCTATGCCTGGCAACATTTATGATTTGTCGTTTACGACTACAGGATTGGTTGTTGTTGCTGGTAATGATGGTGCAGGTGCTAATCATATTGTTTATTCTACTGATAATGGTGGTACTTGGACTGATCCGACAGTTGCTCCTAGTAGTGATTGTTATTGTGTTCACATGTTTGACGCGTCTACTGGTTACGCAGTTGATTCAAGCGGGAACATTTGGAAGACTACTGATGGAGGAGATAATTGGAGTGACACAACGGATAATTCTAACACTGCACAAACGTATATGAGTATACGGGCGGTTAGTGCAACTGCTTGTTTGATTGTAACTGCTGGAACAGTTGAGTATTATGATAATTCTTCTAATACAGTTACTCAAGTAATTTCTTCAAGGGCTAATACTAATTTTGGAATATTCTCTCGTGTTACTGGAAGCGGATACTTCGTCGCTTTTAGTCATGGAGCAATAACTTCAGACATAGACATAGCGTTTGGTCCTGCGTCAGCCACTGGGTGGAATGCGATTACTATGCCTGTAAAAACTACTGATACAAGCGATTATATGAAGAAGTCGTGTGATATTGATGGTAATTTCGTTTATCTTTCAAATGATAAGTTTGTTGTGAGGTGAGTTTGCATTATGATAAATTTTAGCAAGGAACTATTGAAGAAGTGGACTCACATAATAAGGTTGTTAAGAGGTGAATTTGCATCATGGTAATTTTTAGTAAAGAATTATTAAAGAAGCTGAGGGCTCTTAACATTATTGACTTGGTTAGTCGGAGAATTGATTTATGGAGGAAGCGTTCGCAACATTATTATGACGTTGATTGGAGGAACCACCAACTCGTTAATTTATCTGATTGGATTAAAGATAATTGTGTTGGTGAAGAAATGGTTGAAGATCCTAATAACAAAAAGCGAACTGTTGGTCACGCGTGGAATAGTTACACTGCAGATTTCGATTTACAAGAGTATTATTTAGATAGTACTTATTGGTATAGTAGTAAACCTATCAAGTGGCGGAAGAATTCTAAACAAAGCACTAAGTATAAGACCGTTTGGTTCGGAATCAACGGCACTCACAGTTATGCATGGGGAAAAAACCGTAATCCATTCAAGTAAACAAAGCAAGTTAGGTCATTCAATTAAGTTCATTTGTGGCGTTTGTAATAACGAAATGAGTCATTTGGGAATAGGAATATACAAGTGCAATAATTGCAATAAGATTCGTGTTAAAGGGTTAGAAAAGAATTGTTAAAGGAGGAAGAAGAAAATATGGCAAAGAAAAAAAGTGGTAAAGTTTGTAAGTTAAGTTGTAAAATTACTTGGTTGTTAAGTCAACGAAGAGCATGGGCAGTGTTACTAGCTGCTTTAGCAGGCGGACTAGCACAAAGCGGTCAACAAGAAGCAGCGGCTTTAATAAGTGGATTAGTTGCTTTACTAGCAGGACACAGCTTAGCAAAACCAAAAAAATAACTTTTTTTTTAATTTTTATGAATTAGTCAAAGTAGTTAGCGGCATAAAATGGAGAACCAATGATTAAAATTGAAGTTTATGGTATTAGCAGGTGGCGCATAATAAAACATTATTTTCGTGGTAAATTATTGGTTTTAATTGGTGACTTAATTGAGTGGCTTAAGTCTTGTCGTTTGAAGGTAATTAAATGGTGAAGTCACTGGAGGAGGTTATGGGGAATAAAATTTTCCAAATAACTTTTCACCGCGATAACAAACAAGAAACTGTAAAAACTGATTACGAAGGATTTTTAATAACGCTTATAGAATACAATATGGGCTGTCAATTGTTGAATGACCAACAATTCTTTTTATACCAGCTTCCTGAGCATTCATATATTAACTGAAAGAATAATAAATAGTGGCGTTTAAGAGAGGCACTAATTAGAGGTAAGAGTTTCCTAAACGCCACCGAGGTTTAATACATTTTACTGTTCTCATCAAAGAGAATTATTTTTTTAAGTAAGTATCGTAAAAAAATTTTATGAATTGGTTAGGTCCATCAAGCCATTCACGCCATTCGTATTCAAAACGATCAGCGTGCATAATAACGTAATCATCAAGTGTTTCAGCAAATGAACGATCTGACTCACATTCTTTATGATAACGTTTAACCATAGCCAACTGCAAATTAATATATTGTTGTTGATATTTATCATCCATGAGAGCTCCTTATTCAGTTTGACTTTTCTAATCCTTAACATTTGAATATCATCATTATAAAATGATACTTCTCCATTATCTATACAAACAAAATTTATCCATTGATTCCCACTATTTGCTTTGAATCTTTTAACAATGTTTTTAGGCAGTTTATTCTCATGAAAATAAAATGCGAATGATTCTGAACTCGTAATAATTAATAATTCATATTGTTGTTGATATTTTTTATCCATGAGGACTCCTAATTTTTAATTTCAAGCAATATTAATTGAGCGATAATTATTAATAATAATCCTATAATTACTTCTCCTAAAAAAAACTGTACTGCTCCGAACCCTACACAACTTAAAGCTAGTATTATACTGATTAAATCTTTGTCCATTTTATTTCATTCCTTCTTCGTTCTTGTTCATTGCTTATTAACTGGAAGTTCCTCTATACACTTCCAGATTTTGTATTTGAGTTTAAGCTTTCCTATGCATCTACCAATATTATTATTTTTTGGGATGCAACAAGTATAAACACCTTCCATTCCATAAATAACTGAATCAAACTCTTCTCCACATTTGTTACAATAACAAACTATTTCTTTTCTTAAATCATCAATCATTTTGCTTATTAACCCGACAATTTTTACACCAACATTCACCATCTTCTAAAAACTCATAAACAACATCAACATGAGATAATAGTTTGCTAATGCTGTTTGCGATAGCTTCTTCTTCATGTTTGTTTTCTTTATGTATATCAATTATAATTCTCATGTTCTCACCTTCTTGTTAATGTAGATTAACTTGTTTTATTCGTGAATTATTAATACGTACTTCTTAATTCCTTCTACCTGACAACACCTAATATCTTGCCAGTAAGGGTATCTTCGCGCGCGGCTGATCTTCATGCGAATAGTGTTTATTCCAATATTGGTAAGTTCACATAATTCTTGTACTGTTAAACTGCGCTGTTCCAACAAACCAATAATTCTTTCAACGTCGTTCATCATAAGCCCGCCAATCATAATCACAACCATTACCTTCAAATTTTTGGCAATAAAAAGCCACTCGAGTATTTAAATAAGGACAAGTATTAACTTCTTTCGACTTACCACAATAACCATCACGAAACAAAACTATTTGAAATTGTGCATTGTTAGCAATACACTCCCTCGCAACTTCATCAATAGACAACTCTTCTTCTTTCACCATTCTTTTTTCACCTTTCGACCAATATACTGACACTTATAAAAATTATATTTACCCTTAACAAGAGTAATAGTTACAGCCCCGTGAGGACAATAATCAGCACTACCCAAAGCACAATAATGCCTGTTGCTCATCCGTAAAGTAAATAATGCCTTGCGATCAATACAGTCAGTAATAATTGCACTAAGGGTTTCGCTCATGAAAATTTTTCCTCTCCATTTCCAAAGCTGCCTTCACACGACGCTCTTCAGCAACACAATAATTATTGAACTCTTCCAAAACTCCTTTATCACTTAAATCATTACGGTGCAGTAAATCCTTAAATTTCTTCGTCCATGCCAACTCGTAAGTTGATCGCTCACCTCTCTTCACAGGCCTCATACGCTCAGAATTCCTTGAATGAATCCAACTAAAAAAGTCACTGCGAATAATCCAACTATTATCCATCCATTAACAACTAAAATTTTTAAGCTAGTGCTTAAATCATTAAATCCTATTTTTTTCTTCATGTTTATTTACCTCCAAGCGAGCGTATACTTCGCTCGTTAATTCCTTCACATCTTTTTGAGTCAACAAGCCTTCCGATCTCATTATAGCGAGACAATTAATGATTATTTGTAATAGTTTAGTTTTCATTCTACCTCTATGAATTGAAATTGTGTTATTCCTGGAAAAGAAATCGTGGCTTCAATAGTTACATTGAATAATTCTTCGTATAACTTAACATTTTCTTTTTCCGTTTGTTTGTCAACTTGCCCGTTTTTTAATATTGATGGAATTATTAACACGTAAGTTCCGTGTTTTTTAATTTTAGTAATCATCTTGTCATCCTCCAGTCATTAACTCTTAATATTAGGTAGATTATTATTGTTATGGTAATTAGTATTGGCATTAATAATATTGTTTCTTTGGTAGTCTTGACTTTTCCTATTGTTAAGAGGGTTAATATTCCTATTCCTATTAATGAGCCTCCTATGAATAATTCGTCTCTCATTTCATCCTCCATTCGTTGGCTGCGTCTAGTAATTGTTGGTTTTGCCATTTTCTTAGGCTTTCCCGCTCGTGAATAATTACTTGGTCGTTGTTATTGTTGTTTGGTGTTATTGTTTGTGTGTAAGTAATTATTTTTTGAGCAGGAACCACTTGTGTGATTATTATTGGTTCTTCTTCCATGTTTAATCGGTAGCTTATTGTAATGCTTGCTTGGATTAAAATTAGCATTAGTACGAATACGAATGCTTGGGTACTTCTTTTCATTCGGTTCACCTCTTTTTTTTGAGCTAATACGAGCTTTAGAACTAACTTTTTTGACGAGTTTAGTCTTTAATTTGGGTGTGTTGATTAGTAGAGGTTTGAATTCATCTAATCTAAGGTATTTTTCTGCTCGTATTATTTACTCAGTGCGCGTGCAAGTATTTTGTTTGCTAGTTCGCTTATTGTAATTTCTTTTTTTGCGGCTAAAATTTTTAGTCTCTTGTGTGTTTCTGTTTCTAGTTTTATGTTGTATTGTTTAACAGCCATGAAATAGGTAAATACATAAGTCACTTATATATTTTGTTGTTTTAGAACATCATCATGCTTAGACTTACACCAAACAGCAAACTCAAAAGTTAAGTCTTGCTCGTCGACAAAATCCCTCAATAAAGCAAAACGATTTTTTTCCACCCAACGATTATGAACAGTCCAAGGAGTTAAAACTTGTTTTTTCCTCGCAGTAAATTTTTCCCAATCAGAAGAAGTGGCAACCATACAATAGTAAGGACGGCTCAAACTATATAAATGTTCGCAATAAAAAGCAAGATATATAAAGTAGCCCCCAATAACAAAAAAACAACATGAAAGAATCACAATTTCTAGCAGAAGCAAGATACAGAGGAGGAAGCCTAACAATAATCATACCACCAATAATAATAAAATACTTAAACATAAAAAAAGACGACCTAACACAAATAACAATAAAAAAAATGAAAAAATAAAACACAAAAAATAGAGGTGAAAAACTATGAACTTAAAAGATCTTGAAGCAATTATCAAGACAAAACTAAACTACCAATACGCTCCCGATGAATACCGCACATGGCAATACGACGGATTCGACATGAGCGGATTCAACAACAGCGCATTCCACAACATGGAAATTCTAAGCAGATTCAAAAATTATATGAATCCAATAAACGAAGAAAACAAAAGAAATTTGAACTTCTCAACAGTAACTTTTTGGAAAGGAACAGGAATAATAATAGACGTGACCCCAAGGACCAGAACCAGAAATAGAACAACTGGAAGAAGTAAGCGGAGACGCCACTTGCACAATAATAAGAAAACTAATCTTATTACACAACCCAACAATTCTAAAAACAGGTGGCCGCCATGATTCCAAAAAAACGTACACAATAAGAACTACCGATTCTGCAAAGTAGGAAAAGACAAACGACCAATAGGAAACGCCTGGCAAACAACCAACAATTATGCACCCGATGATCCACAATTACAAGAATGGATTGCAGCAGGAAACAATTATGGAATTGTTGGTGGATTTGGAAAACTAATAATTCTAGACTTTGATGACAAATGGGCATACAAACAAATAGTTGATGCTTTACCGCCAACATTCGTAGTAAGAAGCGGAGGAAAAGTTTACATTATTATTATCATATTGATGATGTTAAAGCGTTTAATATGCAGGTTGATACTGGTGAAGTTGATGAGAAAGGCAAAAGAAATTAAGAACACTCATTGATTTCCAAGGAACAGGCAAACAAGCAATAACTGTCGGCAGCACTCATCAAAGCGGCAAGAAGTATATGATTCACAAGGATGATCCCATCGCAACCATTACAAAAGAATGGTTGGACAATACAATAAAGGCTCGTTTCCCAAAACACTCATGGCCAAGACACCTAAAAAAAACCATTACGGCAGAAGAACAAGACCCAATAAACAACGAGATAAAACAATTAGTAAAAATTACCGATTATGACAGCAAGGTTAAGTTAGGTCAACAATGCTGCCCGTTTCACAGTGATAAGAACCCAAGCTTTAGTATTTTTGACAATGGCCACGCATGGAACTGCTACAGCGGATGCGGAGGAGGAGACATATTCAACTACGTAATGACAAAAGAATGCATCGACTTCCCACACGCAAAAGAACTACTAATGAAACACGCAGGAATAGTAAGACCCAGCCCAACATGGAAAACAGACACGCACAAAACCAACAATAACAAACAAAAAAAAGAAAAAGAGATGCCAAAAAATTATGCCAGCACAATAAACACGCCAAAAAAATTTTATGAACAAGGATACGATCCAAAAAAACGAACTACCTACTTCTTAGAATACGACAAGGCCAGCGGCACAGTAAATAAAGTGCCAAGCGCATTAGACGAACACGGAATCATATGGCATCCAATCATTGGAGATGAAGTATACACCGAAACAGTAAAGTTACCAGTAACGGCAACTGATTATGGCAGCACGCAAGAATTACTAAAAGAAATAAGAGCACACATCCACAAATGGTTAGACATAGACGAACAATACGAAATAATCGCCAGCTACCAAATACTATTCAGCTGGGTATACCAACGATTCAACACACTAAATTATACTCGCGCATTAGGAGACACAGGAACAGGAAAAAGTCGCTTCCTAAACACACTAGGAGACTTACACTATAAACCCATGATGGTTGGAGGAGCTTTAACCCCTGCATTCATATTCCGAATTATAGACAAATGGAAAGGCACGTTAATAATAGATGAAGGCGATCAAGATAACAGTGATGAATCAAACGCATTCATCAAAATAATGAATTGTGGGTACGAAAAAGGCATGAGTATAGGCCGTTGCGACCAAAAAAATGCTAATATATTACGATTCTACTCAACATTCTGTCCGAAAGTAATTACTACAAGGAAACGATTCAAAGACAAAGCTACCGAGTCACGCTGTATGACCACCATTATGACTCAGACTAATCGCTTAGACATTAAAGATACGTTGACAGAATCATATTTTGTTGCGGTCAGGGTTTTAAGGGCTAAATTGTTGATGTATCGTTTCAAAAATTATGATTCAGTTAAGCCTGAGGGAGGTTATAATGTTGATTTATCAGAATTTGAACCGCGATTACGACAAGTAAATCGCGGATACTTGTCGTTATTTAGTGATGATGTCGATGCAGTATCTAATTTTTTGGCTTATTTGCATAAGTATCAAGAGAGTTTGATTGAGGAACGTGCTGATTCTGAGGATGGGCGATTGGTAAATGTTCTTGCTGAAATGTTGGGCATGGGTTGGAAATCACTGGGTTCTAGTGACGTTAAGCGGTTTATTGAGACTGAGGGAATTGAGTTTAAAGAGCCTCCTACTGTGAGAAAAATCTCTAATATTTTCAAAGGTTTGGGGGTTGAAATTAAGGTTAAGAAATGTGATGGCAAGGCAAAAAGGACTTATATACTGGAACGTACACTATTGCAAAAGTTATTTTCCAGGTATGTATATGATGAGGGAGTTTTGGGGCTTCTTTATAAACAAGGTTACTCAGTTACTCAAGTTACTCAGGTTACTGAAGGTCTTAAAGATTTAGAAAAAAAAAATGTTACTGAGTTTAAGGAAATTATCGGAAAAGACGAAAAAAGTGATGGGCTCTCCGTTACTAGAGTAACCAGAGTAACTAAGGTAACCCAAGCAACAAAAAATTGCATTGAAGACATCAAATCATACCTGGAATTAATGGGACCTACAGAAGTAGGAAATCTGATTAACGCAGTAGGGACGAACGATGAAGAAATTGCTTATTTACTAAAAGTCGGTGAATTACACCAAATAAAACCAGGATTGGTGGACATACTAAAATGAAACCAAAAATCAGCTACGAAGAAACACAAAAACACCACTCACTAATGAATTATTGTCACAGCCAAAGCGAAAAAGCAGGCTTAGACGGAGAAAAAAACATGACAGAAATAAATTGGAACAGCGCACTAGCAGGAAGCGGAAAATACGTACGACTAGAAGAAGGACAAAGAATAACACTAGTAGCAAAAAATCCACGCTTCGAAGAAGTAGAAAAAGAATTCAAAGGACAAGAACCCAAACTAATGCCACAACTAACACTAGACGTTATTGAAGAAGAAGGAGTTGCGTGCGAAAAAGAAATCAGCACTTTAAGCAAACGATTCATGGTAGGACTAAGACCCTTATTTGAAGGAGTAGACGCAGAAACACCAGTAAAATTCAGCGTAAAAAAAATCGGGACAGGAACAGACACAAACTACGATGTTGAAGCACTATAAAAAAACGTAATAATTATTTATTTAATTTTTTTTTGTATTTATTAAAGGAGGGGAATGATTGATGGCAAGAAGAAAAGGAAGGCTTTACTGGAGAACATGCAGGAGATGTGATGGTTACTATTATTCAACGGCCAAATTCAGTAAAGTATGTGATAATTGCAATCAACATATAAGATCATAATGGAAAAAAAGAAGCATTTCAAACTAGGAATGGCAAGGATTGATCCTAACAAACTGCCTTACTGCGTAGTAGACAAACCAGGAAAGGGATTGTTATATGCGGAAAAAACTTGTCCAATAAAGCCAACATGTGGATTTTATTATTATGGCGGTGATTTGTCCGATGAAACATGATCATAGTATGTGATACCAGAGAAAAAACTCCTTTAAAATTCAGGAAAAGCAAGCATTTGGAAGGAGTAGAAAGGCAGACTTTGAAGACAGGTGATTACAGCATTAAGGGTTTTGAGGAGTTAGTGGCTTTAGAAAGGAAGAATCCTTTGGACTTATTTGGAAGTTTAGGGAAAGGCCATAAAAGGTTCAAAAAAGAATTAGGACGAGCTCTTGAAATGGATTATTTCGCTATAATCATTGAAGCGCCCTTTAATGTTATTAGGGATAAAGAATTTGAAGGAAGTTATTACTCGCAAATGAGAGGTGATGTAATAATAAAAATTTTGTACACCATAAAATTCAAGTATGGAATAGACATAATCTTTTGCAATGGACGCAAGGAAGCTAGCAGTATTGTTAGGAACTTGTTGTTTGCATGGAAAAATGTTATGAGAGGAAAATAAAGATGGAAATGATAAAAAGTAACGAAGTTTTGAATTGAAGGACGAGAAAGCTCATGTGAGTTATGAAAGCACTGAAGAATTTGATTGTGAAGAATTTTTGCAATATGCTGAACAATTGCTTAATAAGACTAGGCAATTAGAAAGAAATATTCCTCCAAACATTGAGTTAAGGGATTTTTTGCGTTCGGAAAAGCTTGACGCACGCTTTAAAGCTGCTAATGGTTATTGCAATCAGGTTGATGTTCAAGAAAAGCATTTGAAAGCACAGTTGGAGCTTAAGAAGTTTATTGAAGATAATATTGAGGCAGTCCAAAAAATTCATTTTGCCAATGTTGCTGATAAAGAAAAGTCTAACGTTGCTGCAAATGCTAAGGAGCAAATATGAGCACAAAAAGTAGTTTGTATTGCGATCAGTCAGATGAGAAGTGGGGCTTAAGGATACATGTGTATCATGAAATGCATGATGAGTTATTTTATGTAGAGCTTAATTGTGCTACTTCTTATAGCGGGGTAAAATTTGTTTTGCCTGAACATTTAGCTAGGAAATTAGTTGATCGGTTGAATAGGAAATTGCCTGAGTGAAGCGATTATTGGTTAAGCAGTCAATCACGACTACTTGACCAATATAATCATTTCTTATTTTTTTTTTAGAATGCTTTACTGCTTATTAGTCCATTACGTTCTTTAGAACAAAACAATAATTCTAGTTCTAATAATTCGTTGATTCTTCTTTGAGCGTTACGTAAAGACATGTCTCTGTTTAAACTGATTATTCGGGCGAAGTCTACTCTTCGCATGGAGTTACCATGGTTAATTAATAGTTCTACCATCCAATGGACTTTTTTCTTACCGTAACAATTTTTTTACTTCGTTGACCCACATGTCATTAGTGTCACCATACAATTTTTTGAAACTACTGTATATTTTGAATGCTAAGAATAATTTACGCAGACTGACCATTAGTTCGGGCGTGACGTATGAATCAATTGCTTGCACTATTTTAACTCTTTCACTAACGCTTAATTCGTTAACTGGTTCTTCAGCTATTTGATAAAACGCTTGAATTATTTGTTTATGAGTATATTTTAGTTCTAGTAAGGGTGCACGGTCAAAAATAGCTCTTACGTTAGGGTTAATTACTGCTTTGTTAAATGCGAATATCATTCGTCCGTAGAATTCAAATCTGTTTGGTACGTGTGGTTTTAGTGCTCTTGAACTCCTATAGTTAAGCATTCTTGGACCGTTGGTTTGTAATGCTTGTTTTAACATTTCCATGATTTCAGTCTTTTCTATTACTTGTGATACGTCATCGAAGAATATTAAGCAGTCTTGATGCTCATACAAGAATTCATACATTCCCGCTAATGTTATGTGTCCGCCAAAAGTTATGTACTTAACTCCTAATTCATCCAAAGTATTTTTTACTAGGTGGGTCTTTCCCATTCCTGCGGGTCCTATAAGGCTACATCCTAATAAGTCACCTATACCTACCATTCTTATGAAGTGCTCGGCTGTAATTACTGAATCATTGGTTATAGTTACGTGTTTGGGTTTGTTATTGGTGATTACTTGATCATTTTTTAGTAATCCATATACATCTTCTTTGCTCATCACTTGAGCTTCTCTTATCATTTCCATCATTTCCACCTGTTAGTAAATCAAAAAAAAAATTTGTAGGATCTAAAATAATGATCCTAAAAAAACAAATATGTAAATTATCCATGCGAACATAGAAACTGCTATTCCTGTCACGCTTAAAGCTACGTCTCTTCCGT